CGTTGCTCAAATACAATTCATTATGTTACGAACAAAATCGTTTATATAAAAGTACAAATCTTGTGACGAAGTGTGGGAACGCTTCCGATCAGATGACTAAAGTTTTGTAAAGCAGCACCATATACAATTAATCACCGATCTTAGTGCTACCTTTTATTGGAAACCTTAGAAGACTTATATCTATTATGAAAAGCTTTTATAAGACGCCCTCACTCAGAATTGAGGAGAGCATCTTTAGGAGTATTATAAGACTCACTAGGAACTAGAGAATACTCCGTCTCTAATTCCATAATTCTTTCTAAATAGTTAGATTTCTTCCGAAAATGAAGGTCATTAGACAAAACTGTAACCTTTTGGTATATAGATTTCAATTTTGCCACATGATCTTCAGTCTCCAATAAGAAGGGAGCGAGGTTGTGAACCTCTGCGTCCGAACGGTTGACAATTAACTCTTTAGTTAATCAAGAGTTGGTCTCTTTAATAACCCGAGTCTTACAGCTCTTATTATTAAGATCTGTAAACGGGCTAAGACCTCCTAACCTCATTAAGGTTTCAGGAAATTGTCAATTATACTCAATTAAAACATCACATTTTGACTTAATTTTCTTAAGCAATCCAATTAAGGATTTATGTGGTTTTATAAAGAATTGAGATAATCCTTCATAAAAGAAGAAACCACGTTCATAATCACTTATGATATTCTCATCATAAGACCTTAGGGAAACTCGTCCCATAGCCCTAGATAAAGATATACCCTGTGATGTATCCTTCAATATTAAGTAGGTAAACATCCTATCTCTCATGCGAGAATGGGCATTCAGCTTATCAAAAGAAAGGTGAATTTTTGATAACGCCTTATACCCATACCCATAAATAAGTAAAAGATCTTTTACTTCTAAATGGGCAGGCATGAAATCGAACATTGAAGCTACATTATTCTTTGCCATAATAAAACCTTTTAAAGTAATAGGGGTTACATTTTTACCCTTATAAAAAGTTTGTTTAGCAAATTCTAATGCCGTACCTTTATGTGAAGAAATTGATTTGGGTAAAGATATCCCAAGACCAATTTGTTTACACAAACGCCGATAAAATAAGGCGACCTTACGATTACCAATAACAACATCATCCCCTAATATCGCATAACACGTGAATAATCACGGGTTATCTCTGCTTATAATACCAGCTCGATAAGCCGAATATTGTATAAGGAAATGATGGGTAATAGCTAACAATGCCCAGGAGCTTAAAGCTCCCATAGGTTGACCGACTTGATATTTTACTTTTTTCAATAATGGTTTACAACAAACCATTACCGATTGTAGACTACCATGTTTTCAGTATTTAACTGGATGGTAATAAAAACGGTCTACAAGTAATTTACGTCACAGTTCAGCACCTTCGACACCTAAAAGAGGTATCAATAATAACTCCTGGATCGACACGGGAAGACGATCCGTGGCCGAGGATAAATCGAAAGAATAAAGACCTTTAAATTTATTTTCTCGATATAACCGATTAATCGGCTTTAATTGATCATGGGTCCCATCCATAGGGATGAGCTTTAACACGGAAAAAATCCAATCGTGTAAAGGCTTTAAAACTCATTGAGTAATAGGATCCACCATAGCGAAAACCCTTAATTTACCAGCAGCCTCTAATTTATAGCCTAACTTCCCCAAGATAGCCTTCTGCTCAGCTACCTTTAAAAGGAAATTATTACTAAAAATCCAGATACCGTTGGTAAGATAATGGAATTCACTATAAGGTGATGAACCTGATCAAAAAGCCGAAATCCAATATTCTAGTCTACTATAATTTCAAGTAGAATTAGATAAAGCCATTCAAGACTTAAGAATTTTCAATAAGTCTGGATGGGCTCTTCAAGCAACAATGGTAGAAACCATTGATGGCAAGGAAGTTGCCATAGCTTTATAATTAGGTTTTCAGGAGAACTTCTTTGTTTTCTTATCTTTCTCTCAAGACTCTCCTATTTGAGTAGAAATAGCACAAGGACTACTCTTATGAAGAGAAAATGGTTTTCAAACCAAAGAGAAAGAAGGTCAAAAGTTCTTACCAAACTCTTTTAAAACATTATTTCAAAAGAATTCAATAAAGTCCACCTGGATAATAAAATCCTTACCGGGCTTAGTTATAGAATCTAATGAGATTTTTGGTCTCACTTCTATAACCCGATATATCGCGAATAATGTTAATCATAACCTTATAATATTAAGATCTCCAGAAGCTATCCGCTTCCTGTGCATGCGGGGAATAAGGGAAGGGATACCTTTCGAATGTTTGATTCTACATCCTAAAGGTGTTAGGTCCTTAAGGTAATCACCTCCTAATCTCTTTTGTAAGATAATGGAGGAAACTTTCAAGTAAATAACAAGAGATTTTAGATTCGAGTTTTCCACCAGTCTCGAACAATCTCTTAAATACTTTACGATTACCTTAATAGTACTTTTATTAATTTTGTTTCCATTTAATCTAGCCAAAGAAATAAGCGGCTTGATTAAAATGGAACCTTTATTTCTAAAGGCCCTAGCACTTAACATAATAAGATAATTCTCAATTCGAGCAACATATTTGCTATATTTTAATTTAATAAAATTGTTAAAATTTCGTTTCATATGTTGTTTATATTGATAAAGGATCACTCCTGAGCAGACACCCGCCTAGGGTTTACGGTTAGAAACAGATTATAGTGAAAACTAAAACATCGGTTTCGTCGACCTAAATGATGCCCCTCTACCTCCGAAGTAGGTTGTGGGAGGGAAGGTATACTTCTTATTTCTTATATTAAGCTTCAGTTTTCTTTCCAATTCAGGAAGAGCTGCAGCTACCTCTATAGGGGTTCTCTCAGATTAATTAACTGAGAGATAGGGCTTGTTTAAAAGCTTGAAGCTCCTTATGGTACCTTAAGTACTTGGATAAATAGACCAGTCCAAATAATAAAGGATTTTAGGAACAACCTCTTCTAAGACCCTCAACAATTACTTAAGGCAAATAATAATCGTTGCATAGTTAGTTACCTAACCAACAAATACGCCACGGGAATCTGATCCCCGTTTCGCATCCTATTCCAGGACTGTGAAATAGAAGAAGG